AAAAAAAAAAAAAAAAAAAAAATTATTTATTTTATTTATTTTAAAAAACAAAAAACTTAAAAATAAATTGATGTAGTAGAGTTTACTGTTTTGTATGAGAAACTGCGTAGTTGCCGCGTAAGAGCAACATAACCCCCCAAAAAATTTTTAAGACACAGCTATAATATGAGATCCACAAGAGTTAATATCAAAGATAATAATAAAATTAGAGTAGAAGTTTCAACAAATGGAATTGAAATTGTGACGGTGAGTACTTATATTAATAAGTTCGTTCCTGATCATATCAAGACCACAGTTGAAGATATGTGGTATGATTTAGATGGTGATGTTAAGAAGAAGATGAGTAAATTGAAATTAAATGGAAAAGTAACAAGTCATATTCGGGTATATATGTCTTTATATTATTATATGAAGGGAAATGATCAAGAACGTAGATATGATTATCGTTATGAAGATGCAGATACCGTTAAGAATGTGTTGAGTGGATTATATGGTATGTATTTTTCTAAATTTCAATCAAGTGCTACTGCCTTATTTAAGAAAGCAGTGGAAGAGGGTGATAGAGTGAGACAAGGGTTAGTCAAGAAATCTATCCATGTGGCCAGAACTAGCTTGATGTCGGGTGAAGTTAAGCAATTCTGTGTTAATAATAATATTGATAATTCAAAAGTGAAAAGAGGATCTGCGATGTCTGAAGCTATTGAAACAAAATTATTAATGAAGGATGAAAGACCACTAGTTGATATATTACATGAAGATATTTTGGAGGGCAAAATGGATGCTCAAAAATATTTAGAAAGTTTTCATAAAATATATCCCAAAAATAAAAATACGGTGTATTTAAATACCAAGAAATTAGAGGAAGCTGTTAAGCAAGTGGAAGCTGATTCGTCGTTTTATACTGAGGAAGAGACAAAACGTATGAAGGATCAATCCATAAAACAACCAGGTAAGATGAAAGCTAAGAAAGGTAAAATATATACGAAAGAAATGAATTATGAACAATGGACAAAGAGTAGAGCACATCTCGCGTCAATAGTTTGTTCTGATATTCCCCTGATATTATTTCTACAAGTAGTTATATTAGCGCCATTTTGGGAAGAAATTTTTAAGAGAATTGCACCTGCCTATACATTGTGGATATTTATTAATGCTGAGTTGACATTGAAGAACATTGACATGGGTTTTGATAATTCTCAAATGAGTTGGACTAGTTGGTGTTTAATGTACTTGTTTGTTCCAATGTTTCATTATTGTTTGACCACATTTCTAACATTGCCTCAATCAATGTTTGTACATGCCATGTATAATTTGTCTGTGTTGGTGTTGTCTTCTTGCTCTTTTTCTCTAGGTATGATGCCTACTGATGCAATCAAGAAATCACTTACTGCTGAAACATTCCACGTTTTGTATAAAAATATTTTGTTGCTTGATAATATGTTAATTAGGAAAATTTCAGATTGTACTGCTGTTCATGAATATGTTGCTGTTTTGATTAATTATTTAGTTGTAACATTACCGACACATGTTATTTTGCAACTACCTGATACTGTTGTCAAAGCTACCTTGTGGATGACTTCTTTTATCACCATTGTAATGAAATATGGATTCACAGTTGGAGGATCTACACATTTGATATATACAGGCTTTTCAATTCCAGAATTCTTCAAAAGATTACGAGATTCAAAATTTTTTAAAGGTGTTCAAGCTTTTGTAATTTCATCATCTGCAATATTGTTAGCGACTATAGGATCAGATTTCATTCCTGGTATTGAATATCTTTCAACAATTTATAAAGCTATTGTAGGTATTTTTGATTTAAATGATGGTTATGAGAATCTATCAAAAGCATATAGATCACTCGTTGATGAAGTTTTACCAGCGTTATGGAACAATGATTTAGATTTGCTTCCAAAATCTGATTTTGAGACAAAATTGACCACTTTAATGAAGATAATTAAGTTTGTAAATGAGAAGGATTACAGAAAGCTCCATGAATGTTTAGCTATATGGGATCCAATCATTGCTGATTATTATATGGATGATTATACTACTATGCTTACTTGTAAGAAGTTTTTCCCCCAATTTAGATCTTTTGTTTTAGAGAAGTCTACTAAAATTGCTACAACTCATATACCCCTTTGTTCTGACATATTGAGAGCAGAAATGGCTATTGATTCAGGGTTATCTAATCTCAAGGAAAGAAAACAACCTTTTTGTGTAGGTATTGTGGGACCTCCTGGTATTGGGAAAACCACTATGGTAAGTAATGTGATTAGTGCTTTAGTTGAACCTTTAAATCTTACATTGAGAAGACATATGGAGGGCGATGAAGAAATTTGGTTGCCACCTGCTCCTGATAATATTCCAACTACTTTTCGTTTTTTGAGTAATATTACACCATTTTCAGAGGTTTTATTATTTGATGATGTTGGCATTATGTCTAATCAAGCTGAGCAAGTAAGTCCAATGTTTCAGACTTTCATGGATTTTAATGGAACTAAAACTGTCGAGATACCCAAAGCTGAAATTTCTGAGAAGAAAAATCAATTCATCAACAATAAATTATCTATAGTAACTTCAAATCTTTTATCATGTGGAGCCGAAACCTATATCAGAGATATGGGTGCATTTCAGAGAAGAATGCAGGTGTTAATCCACTTCCAAGATAAAGTATTTGTCACTAATCCTCATGTCATTGCCACGATGAAGATGTATGATGTGATTAAGGGTGCTTATGTTGATACGAAAGTTCAAGGCTTAAATAACATTCTGAGATTTGTTGCAAGTGAGGCTAAAAAATTTGTTCGTGAGAGAGATGGATATGTAGATCACATGACTGCTATGACTCGTATGTGTAGGGATTGCAGATATCGAAGAGATTGGTGTATTTGCAACACACAAGTAAAACGACGAGAATTGCCTAAAGATATGTTACCTCCTGTCATTGAGCTTCTGAGTGAAGGAGAAGATGAAGAAGATAGTGATAGTAGTAGTGACGATGGAATGTATATAGCTAATATATCAGCAACAAAAAGAAAGAAACAAGCAAAGATTGAACGTCCAACAATTGGTTTAGGTGTTGTTTTGACATCATGTATTCAAGAACCTGGTGGAGACGATGATGATGATGAAGAGGAAAAACAGGATGAACCTCCAGCTTTAATACATTTGGATGATGATGCAGATGAAATAGTTGCAGCCTTTGATAATATGGATTTGGATTTTGATGATCACATGAGTGTAGATAGTCCTGCCGAATATATGGAAATTGAGCAGAATATACTTGATGT